GTCCAGCTTGGACGAGCCCTGCGCCAGCGCACTGGCGACAATGACGAAAACCAGCACCGGGGCAATGCCTTTCAGTGCACCGACAAACAGGTTGCCAAGTTCCTCGATCCATGCCGCGCCGGGGCAAATCAGCGCCAGCGCCGCACCGACGACTAGGCCGACGGTGATGCGCAGAATCAGGCTGGTCTGATTATACCGGGTAGCCACCGCTTTGGCCGCTTTCGTGAGTTGGTTCATACAAATTCCTCTTCCCTTTTTATACTGTGCCGGGCACGGCTTGCAGGGCGCGCCCGGCGTGCAAAAGCCGCCCGCACAGACCGCTTTTGCGTAACAATCCACATTATACCGCAAAATGTGCAGATTGCAAGATGCGGACAGTTGTACCAGCCAGAGAAACACGTTGTTTTTTGCGATGGGTCGATGTAAAAAATATTAAAATTTGTTTTTATGAGCGAAATAGGTGTATTCGTGGTGCGGACAGTTTACTGTGAAATTACAGGATGGGGTGCCTTCACCCCGCCGCTTGGCGCCACAATTCATATACAGCAAAAAATCCCCGAACTAACGTTCGAGGATTTTGGTGCGGATGAAGGGATTTTCCCGCAGGCTGGCGAACTGTCCGCAGGACAGTTCGCCCCGGCGCTGCGGCGCCGTCGCCCTGTTCAAATCCTCTTCACCGCAAGACCAAACGAAAAGCCCCGAACCTAAGTTCGGGGCTTCCGTTTGGTGCGGTTGTGGAGAGCTAAAACGAACTTTTCTGCATCCTGTGGAGATGCCTCAAAATCCGAGGATTCGGGAGAATCCCCCGGACTTTCGGGAGAATCTTCCGCGCCGATGGGAATATCTACCGGCATTTTTCCGCCTGTCGGGTCGAAGGTGATCTTGAAGTGGTCGTCATAAAGGTCAACCCGGACAAGGAATGTATCGAACAGGGCGGCCAGATACTTTTTGTTGTTCACATCGCCCGTGCGGTAAATGTCCAGCAGGCTGACGAAATCCTCCCGGTTGATGGGAACCATTTCGGCCTTGGCCGTGTCGATTTTGGCAAGCAGCTGGCCGTGCTCCTGCTCCAGCGCCAGCAAGCGGGCTTTCGTAGTGTCTGTGATGATGCCCATTTCAATCGCCTTCATAATGTTGGCAGTTGAGGTCTCGTTGGAATAAAGCTGCTGCTGCAAGCTCTGCAAGCGGTATTTGATTTCCGTGCGGGCGTTATAGGCCATCGTTTCATCCGCCATCATCTGGATGTTTTCATCGGTGAGCAGCTGCTGCTGGATAGCGATAGCCACGGCCTTTTCAATCTGGTCGCGGCGGACTGCCTTCTTATCGCAGCTGTGGTCAGTGCGGCGCTTCTGGCAGGTGTAGTAATAGTGCATGGCTCCGGTCTTGCTGGTTCCAGCAATGCCTGTCATGGTGCTGCCGCAGTGGCCGCAGTACAGCTTCCCGGTCAGCAGGTATTCTTCATAGCCGCTGCGCTTACGGCGGCCCTGCGGATTTTTCTTCACTTTCAATACCTCCTGCACTTTGTAGAAAAGCTCGTCCGATACGATACGCGGCATACCACCCTCAACGCGGATATCACGGTAAATGTAGATACCCCTGTACCGCTCGTTGCGGCAGATCGTGTGAAAGCTGCTGCGCCCCCACTCTGCCCCTTTCTTGGTCTTGATGCCCCGGCGGTTCAGATCGCGGGCTATGTCGATGAACGGCTCATAGCACGACACGCGAGTAAAGATCTCTTGCACGATAGCGGCCTCTGCTTCATCCAGCACAACCTTTTGATCTTTGCCGGTCTTGTAGCCAAGCGGCAGGCTGCCGTTGGACATGCACTTGCTGGCGTTGTCCATCAGGCCGCGCGAGATGTCCTCGGCCATGTTCTCTGAATAGAACTGATTGACATTCATCATGTTCCGCAGGGCAAAGCGCCCGGCGGCAGTGTCGTCAAAATCTTCCTCGGCGTAGATGGTGCGGATACCATTACTGCGCAGCTGCTCCTCATTCATCATGGCTTGCAGCATATTCCGGCCCATGCGATTGGACTTCCATGCAAGGACCACATCAAACTGCCGCAGACTGGCATCTTTCATCATCCGCTGGAAATTCGGGCGGCGGTCCGTTTTGCCGCTGACGGCGCGGTCAGCATATATTTCAATGACGGTCACGCCCTCACGGGCGGCCAGTTCCCGGCACTTTTCCACCTGCTGCTCAATGGAGCAATCGCGCTGGTTCGCACTGGAATACCGGGCATAGATGACAGCACGGGCTGCGGAATTAGTGTTGATTCGCTTTTTCATGCCGTCACGCTCCTTTCGGGCTTACTCGCGCGCCTTTGTAACATAACCGCCAGCACATCTATTGCAATGATGCTTATTCAGCATATCGGTTACTTCATCGTTCGGAAAATCATAAACATATTGCCCATCGGGCTGTTTTACCTGCTGCGCTCCGTATGGAATAACGAATACGCCCTCTTTGTCACGGAAAATATCATAACTATTATTCCAATCGAATTTTCTGGCTAAATAGGTGTAGATAGAGCGATACAACTTTGAAACGCAGAAAGCCGGTGCAACTATGCACCGCTTTGGAGCATAAGCAGCAATGGATGGAGCATTCTCAACGCACCATTGAATAAGTTCTTCTTTCGGTAGCTTCGGATACTCAACAGACATTTCCTTTAGTGCGTGGATGATATCTGTCTTTTTCATCAGCTTTAGACGTTCAGTGAGCGAGGCCTCTTTAACTTCAACAATAGGGCAGGTCTCAAGGGCTTTCGATACATCGTCAACTTCGCGAATGTGCATATACTCCGGGTTTGGATTCCAGAAAAAAACACGTTGGAGATCTCTTTGTGCTGCTTCTGGCAGTTTTTCAATTTCATCAACAGCTTCTTCAAATTTTATCTGGCCGTGCGATACCACGTTCTTGTTTGTGCCCTTTGCAAAATCACCGCCAAACTCGCCCAATTCCATGGCCAAACGGTACATGTGTTTGCAAGGCAGCTTTCTACGCCTAAAATCACCGCAAGTACAGGATTCAAGCGTGACATGATAAGGTTCTTTTCCAGATCCTTCAAATACTCCCGTTTTGCTTTCTCTGTCAATGTTGCTCGGAGAGGTTGTGGCCTTTTTCGCAGAAGCAATACGCTTCATCTGGTCAGGCATCGTGTGAATCACATCATCCCAAATTTGGAAGCTGTTTTCCGCCATAATGAAACCTCCTATGTGTGTTTTTGCGTCCTTTTGCTATATTCTTGCATTTTCATGCAAAAACCGTGTGCCTGTGATATAATGCGGATATGCCGGCAATATTTTTGGGAATGGAGTGAAGTGGTATGAACCCCGATGAGTTGAAGGAACTCACTATGCTATTGTCCGGCCTGTCCTACGATGACAAAATCGCGTTCAGGGATTTTCTGATTTCGTTGAAAGGTAGCGCAGATAATTCAGCGCCTCTTTCTTCTGATCGGCTGTCAGACCCATAAACAATTTGATAATTTCTGCATTTAGGCTGTCCTCTTCACTGGGGACAGCCTTTTTTGCTGCCTCCGCTGCTTCTTCATCCCATCCCATGATGTAAGATGGCGTTGTCTCCAGCGCATCGGCGATGGCCTTGATTTTGGACTGGGTTAAATTGCGAAAATCCAGTTCAATTTTGTTGATTGATGTTTTTGACTTGTAGCCAATCCGCTTAGCCAGTTCTTCTTGAGATAGCCCAAGTTCCTCTCTGCGAAGTTTTACTCTTTGCCCGATGGTCATTATTCTATCTCCTTCTGAAATCTTATGAGCCTATTATAGTACATGGTGGACGTAAGGTCAACAAATTTTCGCAATTTTCAAAAAAATAGTTGACATTGGGTCTACATCGTGGTAATATACGCAAAGTAGACAGCAAGTCTACCGAGTAACAGGATGGGAGGTGATAAAAATGACGAACACTGATTTGCTCAAAGAGAAAATCGAGGATTCCGGGTACAAGATGAAGTACATTGCAACGAAGATTGGGCTGTCTTATCAGGGCTTTCTGAATAAACTTCAGAACAAAACCGACTTTACTGCACCGGAAATCAAGGGACTGCGAGAGTTGCTGTGCATTTCTACTGATGAGGCCGAAAAGATTTTTTTTGCCTCGTAAGTAGACTATGTGCCAACTTCAAAAAGGAGGTGAACCAATACGAAACGCTTTATCTGCTGTGCCGTTGCCAAGTGCATCATTGCCGATGCCAAGCGCAAAGGAAAACGCCCGCCGCCTTTTGAGGGCACACGGGCGCTGGTGGAACAGCAAAGCTGGAAGAAAATCATTTACCTTTCAGCAAAAAGCCTTTGGCTGACGCTGAAACCGAAAAGAGGTAAAACGCATGGAAAATCAACCTAAAACACCTTGCCCGCCGAGAGAAGAAATTTTCCGGCACTACGGCTACCCAGAAGATACCCCCGACAAAGGCATTGCAGTCGGTAATTGGGAAAAAGACGATGCCTTTGAAAGACTTGCTTTTTTGCCGGAATTGATTCCTTATCTCGACAAAAGCAAAAAAGTCAAGATCATTTTCGACTACGACCCGGATTATCCGAGAGCACTGCTTCAGGTCACTGGGCAAAAACCGTTCGTTATCCCCTCGGAGGATGAAGCGTCAGAGGATAGCGGGAAATAGCCGCAAAACACAAGGAGGAACAGAGATGCCCCCGCAAGAGACAAAGCAAAAGCACCCATTCAATTTATCAGACGAAAAGGCTGAACGCCTTGCGGCGGCAACGCTGGAATTTTACCACTGGTTCATTGAACAGCCCGGTGGCCGCGAAAAGCTGGAAGCCCGCAAGGCCGAACTCCGCAAGCGCGGTTTGATTTGAGAGGAGGATAGAAAATGATGCGAGGACTTGTAATTGCCACCAACGGCGATATGCGGGTGCAGACCTTTACCGCACCGGCGCTGGAGGATGTGCAGAAAGTTGTCGGCGGCTATGTGGAGACTGTTCCCGTTCGCAACATCGAGGGCCACTACCTGCTGATGGTGGACGAGGATGCCCGCCTGCAATGGCCGAGGCCCGTTGTCAACGAGGTTGCCAGCTTTCTGGCCTGCACGAAGATCTTCGGCACTGTGGTTCTGACCAGCGCCTACGGCCCGGAACTGGGCCTGCCCGATGACATTGCCCATGTTCTGGGGGATGTCATCATGGCAACGCTGCCGTGCCGGTGCAGATGGGAGGGTGAAGCATGATCCGTTTGCTGAAAAAGGCAATGCAGTTTGTCTGCCTTGCGCTGATGCTGGTGGTGCTGATGGCCGTGGTTTCCGTGGCCGATGGCGATATGCCCCTGCTGAACGGCGTGATTCTGTTCATCAGCTGCCTGCTGGGCGTAAATACCTGCCTTGGAATCTGGTTCAAGCTGGACGATAAGGAGCGTGGCCGCCGTGAGTAATCTGCCCGATGCCGCCTACATCCGCAACCTGCGGAACACCGGCTACCGTGACGGCAAAGACCCGACCTACCCGGTCTGCCCGATCTGCGAGCAGACCTGCGAAACCATCTACATCAGCGCCGACAACGAGATCGTTGGCTGCGACCAGTGCATGACGACCCGCAATGCGTGGGAAGTCACCGAATGCTTCGGAGAATGAGAGGTACACCATGAAGTTCTATTTCACCTACGGCAGCAGCGGCATGGCCTACGAGGGCGGCTGGACGGAGGTTGAAGCCCCATCCAGAGCCACCGCCATGCAGGCGTTTTCCGCTTTCCACCGCCCCGTCAACGGCATGACGGCCTGCCCGGACATCTACACCGAGGAGGCATTCCGCAAGACCGGGATGCTGGATGGCGGCAACTTCGACGCTAAGACACGCGAGAAAATCACCATTACGCGGGAGTTTTTCTAAATCCCGCACACAAAGAAAGGAGTATACCACATGGACGGAAATTCCGAACAACTGCAAGTCATCAACTTAAAGCAGCTGCCAATCATCGAGGAGCGGCTGCGGGATGTCAAAGCTAAAATCGAGCAGCGGACCAGCGCCGTCATGGCTCTGGCTGTGACCGAGGAAAACAGCGCCTATGCAAAGAAAATCCGCACCGAACTCCGCAAGGAGCTGGAGGGCTACGAGGCACAGCGCATGACCGTCAAAAAGGCCATTATGGCCCCCTATGAGCAGTTCGAGGCCGTCTACAAGGAATGCGTTTCAATTCCCTACAAGAAAGCAGACGCTGACTTGAAGAAAAAGACCGATGACATAGACGAGGGCAGACGGAAAGCCAAAGAGGACGATGTCCGGGCTTTCTTTACCGAACTGACCAGCGGCTTCGGGCTGGATTGGCTGAAGTTTGAACAGATGAATCTCAAGGTCACGCTGACCTGCACCCCCAAGGCCATGAAGGCCGCCATCACCCAGAGCGTCACCAAGATTGTCCGTGACTGCGCCGCGCTGGAGGAAAACCCGGACCGTGACGAGATCATGGTCGAATATCAGAAATCGCTCGACCTTGGTTCTGCCTGCCAGATTGTGCAGCAGCGTCACAAGCAGCTGGAAGCCCAGCGCCGCGCTGCCGAAGAACGCCGCGCCCGCCAGCAGGCCCAACAGGAAGCCGAAGCCAAGGCCAAGGCAGCCATTGAGGCTGAGGCCGCCAAGAGGGCGGTGGAGCAGCCCGCCCCGCCGCACGAGGTCGCTACACCCCCGCAGGCGGAAAGCCCCGCACAGGCCCCGGCAGCCGCCCCCGCGCCTGCTGCCGCCCACGCCGAGAAGAAATATCTTGCAAAGTTTGCTGTGACGGGCACACTGCCGCAGCTGAAAGCACTGAAAGCATTCATGGAAAAGGAAGGTATGCAGTATGACACAATCTCTTAACAGCGCCCCGCAGAAACAGAAGTTCAGCGTTGCCATCAACAGCAAAATGTATCAGAACCTCATCGCCAGTACGCTGCGCGACCCGGCCCGCGCCCGCCGCTTTACCGCCGCGATCACCAGCGCCGTGGCCGTCAACCCCGCCTTGCAGGAATGCGATGCCGGCACGATCCTTGCCGGTGCGCTGCTGGGCGAAAGCCTCAACCTCAGCCCTTCCCCGCAGCTGGGTCAGTATTACCTCGTGCCGTTCAAGCAGAAGGCCAAGTATGACCGCGGCGGCAACATGGTTCGCCCGGAAACCACCACCGCCACATTCGTGCTGGGCTACAAGGGCTACATTCAGCTGGCAATTCGCAGTGGACAGTACAAAGATTTGGAAGCCATGGAAATCAAGCAGGGTGAATATCTTGGCCGTGACCCGGAGACCGGCAAGGCCAAGTTCCAGTTCATCGAGGACGATGACGAGCGCGAGACCCTGCCCACCATCGGCTATATGGCCTACTTTGAGTACAACCCGCCCAAGGGAAGCACGACAGGCTTTCGGAAAACTATCTACTGGTCTAAAGAAAAAATGATGACCCATGCAGATACCTACTCTAAGGCATTCAGCCGCCAAGGATACGAAGACCTTCAGGCTGGCCGCGTTCCCGAAAAAGATATGTGGCGCTACTCCTCGTTTTGGTACAAGAACTTTGATGACATGGCACGCAAGACACTTATCCGCCACTTAATCAGCCATTGGGGCATCATGTCCATTGATATGCAGACTGCGCTGGAGCATGACGATGCCGTCAACGTGGCCGATGACGGGCAGATCGTGACTGAGACCGTGGAGGCCGCCCGCGCCAGTATCCCGGCAGACGCGCAGGAAGTGCCGAGCACCGAACCCGAAGCGCCCGCCCCGACAGCAGAGGCCGAGCCCGAAGCTGTTGACATCAGCACACTGTAATGGAGTACAAAATCATTTCCACCGGCAGCAAGGGCAATGCCGTGGTGGTGGATGGCCGCATCCTGATTGACTGCGGCGTTCCGTTCCGCCGTCTGGAAAGCGTCTACCGCGATCTGGACGCGGTGCTGCTGACACACATCCACAGCGACCACTTCCAGCCAAAGACGCTGGCGCGGCTGGCCACCGAGAGACCGTCGCTTCGGTTCTTTGCCTGCCCGTGGCTTGGGCCTGACCTGCAGAACGCGGGTGTGCCGCTGCGGCAGATCACCATCACGACACCTGACCGCTGGTACGACACCGGGTACTGCTTCGTCAAAGCCTGCGAGACAAAGCACAATGCGCGGAACTGCTGCTGGCATATCTGGTTCAACGATGGCAGCAAGGTCTTCTACGCCACCGACATGGGCAACCTCAACGGCATCACAGCCCCGTACTATGACCTGTATCTGGTCGAGGCTAACTACCGTGACGAGGAAATCCAAGCCAAAATTACCGAGAAAAAGGTCAACGGCGAGTACATCTACGAGAAGCGCGTCCTCCGTGACCACATGAGTGAGCAGGATGCCATCGACTGGGTGTATGGCAATATGCGCCCCGATTCAACCTATGTCTGGCTGCACTGCCACAAGGAGGAATCCAAATGAGGGCACGGCTGGTGCGCATGGAGCCCGGCTACCGTGGCCGACAGCGCATCGTCATTGAGATTGCCGGGGATTTCCGGGAACAGTTCGACCAGCTGCAAGGGGCGCTGCTGGAGGTGCAGATAACCCGTGCGATTCCTCGGCGCAGCTTGGCGTCCAACAACTATTTCCACGCGCTGGTGAGCCGCATAGCATCCACCGTCTGGGGCGAGTTTGACGAAATCAAAAGCGATTTGGTGGTCGAGTACGGAACGCCATGTCTGGATAAGGCCGGTCAGGTCGTCATGGTGGACTTGCCGGAGGGCACCGACCCGCAAAGCTATTACCCCTACACCCGCCTTATCACCACCCACGAAAAGGACGGCAGCCGCTATTGCAGCTACATACTGTATAAGCGCACCAGCGCCATGAACAGCTCAGAAATGAGCCGCCTGATAGATGGCGCCCGGCAAGAGGCCCGCGAGTTGGGCATTGACATTTGAAAGGAGCGTGACCCTTATGCAAAAAGTGATTTGCCCCTACTGTGGCCGCGTTGCCAAATATGTAGATAGCTCTGTTATCTACTACGGTCATAGCTATGGCATGGTTTACCTGTGCCGCCCATGCAACGCCTATGTAGGCGTTCATTCCGGCACAGACCGTCCCAAAGGCAGCCTTGCCAATGCAGAGCTTCGGGGCTGGCGCAAGGCAGCACACGCCAGCTTTGACCCGCTGTGGCAAGACGGTCCGTTCAAAAAGCGCAACGCAGCCTATCGGTGGCTGTCTGAACAAATGAAGCTGCCGATTGAACAGACCTATATCGGAATGTTCACTGTTGAGCAGTGCAAGGCGGCACTGGAAATTATCAATAAAGGAGTAACCGTATGAACAACTATTCTCAAGCAGACATGGCTTTCAAAAAGCTGATTGATTCCATGAAGCAGAACGGCAGCGTATTTACCAGCGCTGACGCTATGGTGGAGGAATTCAACAACATTCTTACCCAGCATGGCGCAGATGATGAAGATCTGGTCTGCATCCCTCTTTCGCGCTATGAAGAACTGCTCCGCAGCGAGAGCGAGATCGACATTCTTTGCACCCTCGTGGAATCTCCCAATGTGGAAAGCAAAACCGCCCTGGCTGCGCTGGAAGGCGTTGCCGATATGCGGGATAAGCGCCTGAACGACTGCGAGGACGACGACCTCCCTTGTGAGGAATAAGACCATCCGCGCAAAGAAAGAGGTGACCTAAATGGCTATGGAATTTCCTACTATGAGCAGCATTACCAATGCCGCGAAAGCCAGCGGTCTGGCTGTGTACCGTGTTCGGCAGCTTTGCAAAGAGGGCCGCATCAAGTCTATCCGTTGTGGCCGCCGCACATTGGTCAACATGGATTCGCTGGCTGCGTATCTGAACGAGGGTGATGTTTCGATGGCTGACACATCGGAGGAAAACGCCGATGAAAAATAAACCATCCTGCCCGCCCGGCGGGTCAAGGGAGGTGGTGCAATGGCGAGAGAGTTTATCTGTCTCTACTTTAGCTGGCTCGAAACTGGCGCGACCCTCACCGATGAAGAATTTGGCAGAATGTGCAGGGCTGGTCTCCAGTACGGCTTAGACGGAACAGAACCAGACCTTCCCGGAAACGATAAAATCCTCTTTCCTGTTATGAAGTGGCAGGTTGACCGGGATGTTTCCAAATTCGATGAAATTTGCCAAAAGCGCCGTGAAGCAGGCAGCCGAGGCGGAAAAAGCAAAAGCAAACAAAGTGAAGCAAATCAAGCAAATGCTACTTTTGCTAAGCAAAACGAAGCAAATCAAGCAAATGCAAGCAATACAAAGAAGAAGACTAAGACTAATACTAAGACTACTATTATATCTTCTTCTACTGCTACTGCTGAATCCGACATTTCCGCTTGCGTCCAAGCCTACGAACAGAACATCGGTCCTATCGCACGGGCGGCGTTTGATGACATTTCCCGCCAGCTGGCCGACCTGCCCGCTGACCTCATTTGCGAGGCTATCGGTGAAGCAGCGCTCAACAACAAGCGCAGTTGGAATTATGTCAAGGCCATTCTCAAGCGCTGCCGGGAGCAGAACATCCTGTCCGTGGATGCCTACCGGGCCGAGAAAGAAAACCACGCCGCCGCAGCGGCGGCCAGAGCCGCACCCGCTGCCCGCCCCCAGAGTAAACAGGCGGCAGTACGCGAACGGCTCAAAAAGCGTCTGGAAGAGATGGGAGGTGTGCAGAGTGACGACCCAGCAGACAACCGAATTTATGTTGAAGCTACTGAACTGGTGGCCGAACCTCTACCGGGAGAATGACCCGGACGAAATGTCCGATGCGTGGGCGGTGTCACTGGCCGACATTCCCTATGATGCCGCTATGGCCGGTGCGGTTGCCCTAAGCCGCACGATGAAGTGGCCGCCCACTGTGGCCGAGATCCGCGATGCTGCCAAGCCGTACATAGGATTTCAGCCCGATTTGATGAATGTGCGGGTCGCCATCGATGCTCACGAAGAACTGGGTCTGCCGCTGCCGCCGTGGTTCTACGCCGCCGCGCAGAAATACGCAGCGCAGATCCCGCCTGACTACCAGCCCGCAGCCCTGCTGCAAGGAGGCTTGCTTAATGGAAAATAACCACAAAGACCCCCGCCGCCAGCTGATCGGCGCGGTGAGCAAGGCGCTGGGCCAGCAGTTTGAGCGCGACATCAACGCCGCGTTCGACCACTACCGCCGTCTGGGCGTGGCATCCATCGAAAAGACGCCCGAACCGTTCCACATGACGGGCCGCGAGAACGGCGGCAAGGTCGTGGGCTTCTACGAGAAAAAAGCTCAGCCTGACTACGCAGGCACACTCCGCGGCGGAAGGTCTGTCTACATGGAGGCCAAGTTCACCGGGTCGAACCGCATGGAGCAATCCCGCGTCAGCCCCGGCCAGACCGAGTATCTGGACGAAAAGATGCGGCTTGGAGCTTTCTGCTATGTTCTGGCCGGATTTTCCCACGGCGGTGCGTACTGCATCCCGTGGAGCATCTGGCGGGCCATGAAAGAACACTACGGCCGTAAGTACATTACCGAAAATGACATTACACAATACAAAATTCCGAGAACCACCACAGGCATGCTGGCGATTCTCGGCACCGGAAAGGAGTAAACCCCTATGAAAATGAATGAAGAAGCAACTTTCGCCGTCTACCAGAAAAAGCTGAAGGGCATCTGCGAGGAAAACGACTTGCAGGCCACTTTCAACCGCAGCGGCTACCCGCTGACCATGACGGTGCGGCCCCTGCAGGATGTGGCCGGCCAGATGTCGATGCTGGAAAAGGTCGAGGACAACGGCTACACCAGCCCCGATGCTTCCATCAAGTTCAGCTACGAGGACGGCGCTATCAAGTACACCTTGAGCAAAGAGTTTGTGATCTCCGATGCGCTGTTTACCAAGCTGAAGAACCTGTTCCGCAATCTGCACGATACTTGGCTCCAGTATTTCCACCGCACCGTCATCCAGAAAAAGCTGCTGAACGTCAATGTGCCCGACATTCCCGAAGATGCGGACGGCTTCGGTGACATTGACCCGGACGACCTTAACGCGGATGGTCTGGTCGATACCACCCCGCCCGAAGACACGGACGAGGAGGAGTAAACCATGGCAAAGGTGGTGCGGGGCGTTGACGGCTACAAAAAGGAGTTCTTGAGCATCTTCAACAGCCTGTGCGGCAGACATGGCCGATGGGAAGTCTGGTCGGATTTTATTCAGCTGACGGCCATCGACATAAGCAATGTGACCGACAAGGCCAACGCGCCAAAGCGGGCCGCAGATGCAAGGAACATCGCCAAAAAGTACAGCGAGGACGAAATCAAACGCATGGCCGAAATGCTGATGCAAATGGTTTATGCCATTGACGGGAATCCAGACCAAGATTTTCTTGGCGAGCTGTACATGACCTGCGAGTTGGGCAACGACCACGCCGGGCAGTTCTTTACCCCCTACAGCGTGTGTCAGGCAATGTCGGAAATCAGCTTCGACCCCGCGCGGTTTGAAGATATAGGCTTTGTGTCTGTTAATGACTGCGCCTGCGGCGCGGGAGCACTGCTCGTCTCGTTCGCCAACGTCTGCAAGCGGCACGACATCAACTACCAGCAGAAAGTGATGTTCGTTGCACAGGACATCGACTACACCGTTGGGCTGATGTGCTACATCCAGCTTAGCTTGATGGGCTGCGCCGGATATGTTGTTATCGGCGACACACTTATCAACCCCTGCACCGCCTACGATAAAAAAGGCCTGCTGCCCGCAGGCGACCCGGAACGGATATGGTTCACGCCGCTGTTCTCCGATGGCATCTGGTACGGGCGCCGCCTGGCGGCACAGATGGATCTGCTGATTTCGGGAAGTTCACGGAAAAGCCCCGAAAATGTCAATTCGTTCACGGAAAAGCCTGAAAAAGTGGCAGATTCGCCCGCGAAAGACACAAAAAAGCCATGTTCGTTCACAGAACCTGCAAAAGCAGCAGCGCCGGTTTCCACCCCAGTTTCCACTAAAAAAGTGGAAACATGGAAACCCGCCGAGTTGAACGAAACCAAGAACGGGCAGCTGACTTTTTTCTGAAATGAGGTGATGACATGGAAGATGAGAAACTGGCCGATAAGCTGCTGGACCGCATTCTGATGGTTCTGATGCCCTACGACCAGATTGATGTAGAGAGAATCAAGGCCAAGCTGACAGTGGTTTTGGATGACTACCAAATTTGCCCCAAGCAAGAGGCTCTGGTGGTCTACACCGAGGGCAAAAACGACTACTATCTCCGAAAATTTCTGCTCGCCAAGGCCGTTGCAGGGCGGCAGGAGCGCACACTGCGCCAGTACAAAGATGAAGTCGGCAGGGCGCTGCGAGGCATCGGCAAGGATGCCGACACCATAACCGCAGATGACATTCAAGTCTATTTGGCGAAAGTTCTGTCGAGGGGCGGGTCGAAATGTTACTGCGACAACATCCGCCGAGACCTCAGCAGCTTCTACAACTGGCTATACCGTGAGGAAATCATCCGCACCAATCCGATGAATAAGATCGACAACATCAAGTTCAAGCGGGAAAAGGAAAAAGCCCTCACTGACATGGAAATCGAAATGATGCGGCAGGCCTGCCAGACCACTATGCAAAAGGCAATTATGGAAATGCTGCTCTCCACCGGCTGCCGCGCAGCAGAACTTGTATCCATCAAAATCGCGGACATGGACGAGGATAAGGTTTCAATTCTGGGCAAGGGCGGCAAGTGGCGCACGGTGTACATCAACGCCAAGGCTTTCGTGGCTATAAAAAATTATCTGGCTGACCGCAAAGACACAAACCCCTATCTCTTCCCGCGAGAAATCAATACGAAGGATCGCACGATGATTTCCAACTTCAGCCGAAAAGACTGGTTCAAAGACCCCCGACTGGTGACAAAAGCGGACCACTTCGGGCGCGACAGCGTCAACAACATGGTTCGCACTATCGGTAAGCGGGCCGGGGTCAAGGGTGTGCATACTCACCGTTTCCGCCGCACCTGCGCCACGCAGGCCCTGCGGCATGGGATGCCGATTGAACTGGTTTCCATGATGCTGGGCCACGAGCAAATCTCCACCACACAGATTTATCTGGACATCCGTGATGACGATCTGCAAGCTGCCCACAGAAAATACGTTGTGTGAGGTGTTATCCATGACACAGTTATATGTTTTGAGCCAGGACGGAACTTCGGCTATCAATCTTAGCCAGTTCGAGTACGTCTACATTGGCGAGGACAACAGAATCAAGGCTGTCAACGGCCAGAAGATGATCCGCTTGGGGGATTACAAAAGCCGAGATAGCGCAAAATTCGCCCTTGCCACGATGCTGTACTACGCCGGCAAGAATCCGGGGGCCGGCTGGTATCAGATGATGCGCGGCGATGCCGCCGAGGAACACGTTGTCCGCAGCCGTGACCCCGCTCCGAACCAATTTGCCGCCAACGGCAAAAAGCCCGTACGCCGGGGTGGCTCTTAATCTAACTTAATCTAAATCTCAATCTAATTTTTAGATAGTTTTAGCCAAGAACTTAGCCAATCCAATAAGCAAAGGAGTATACCACTATGAATACCAATGTCACAATGATTCCTGTTGCACAGCTGCACCCCCACCCGGACAACCCCCGCAAGGATTTTGGCGACATTACCGAGTTGACCGCCAGCATCAAGGCAAACGGCGTTTTGCAGAATCTTACCGTTGTGCCCCGCGCAAACCCTGATGTGAATTACAAGGAACTGTGCCGGCAGTATTACGCCGACCCCACCGAGGAAAACCGCACGAAGCTGAACCAGTTCCGCAACACGGACGGCTACACCGTCATCATCGGCCACCGCCGTCTGGCCGCTGCCAAGGCTGCCGGGCTTATGGAGTTGCCCTG